AAAGTAGGTAAACTGAACCGAGAAGAAATTAAAACACCAAGCTAGACAAAACCAAGAGGATGGAAAAAGTCAGAAACAAAGTTTATAATACCTTAGATTTTCCGCACAGCGGAATGAAGAGTGGAGGCCGCCTTGAGAGAAGGGTGGTCGGGGAATGCCATGGAGGACTCGTTGATGGCGTCCTGGATGGACCGCCAGTAATCGCGGTCGTTGCGACCGAGCGCAACACCATTGAAGGCCCTGTGGAGCACCGTGTCGGGATTAAGGGCAGGAGACTCATGGCCGAAGAGGTAACCGCAGAAGAGGCCGGAATCATCCGTGACTCGCTTGGGCTGCATGAGCCAGGGGAGCTTGGAGAAAAAAAACCGGGGTCTTCCAGGCGCCGAGGACCATACTGTCATCACCGCTAACGGCGATGGGCGTGCCGCGAGGACAATTAGACGAGGCCGCAGTTAGGGCGGCATTGCGGAGCGTATTGAGCAGCCACGTCCAACGGTCACCAGAGTTCTGCATGATCATTTGAGGCCCGAGGTAGCTGCTGGTGTTGGCCTTCTCGAACGCGTACAGATCACGGTACGACAATGGAATCCCTGAAAGCTCGAAGATCCAGAGGTCAAAGGCCAAAAAGACGCGGTCACAACCCGAGTCCCAAGCGGTGTAATCATTACCGGTCACCTGCAATGACGGGTCCCAGTGTTCCCTATACCAGGAAGCCATTTCTCGCGGACCGGCATGGGCGTGCAAATACGTGCTGGGCAGTTTGTGACGGAAGGCCAGCCGTTCAACATACAAGGCGTATGGAGCGTCACGGAATTGTTTGACCAGTGGGAACTCGCTAATGGTCTGTCCGGCCTTGGCATGACTGTACCGAGCCTCTTCCTTCTTAATGAGCTGACCCTTGAGGAACAACCGGGTGAAGTTGCACGGTGAGTCAATGGGATCCCGTGCGATGGACCGTTTGATAGCAGAGGCGGTGCGCTTTGAAACCCAGGGAGCTACGCCTTCACGGACACATTCCTCAAACAGGGCGGCGTCAAAGTGGCCGGTAGCCCAAGCCTTGACATCGAAAACCTTTTTGAACCCCGTCTGGAGCACCTTGAG